TCTATGTCGGTGAAGTGTTATGGTAGCACGTAAGTCTCCAAAACTTGAGGCGAGGGTTCGACTCCTTCCACCGATGCCAATAAGTTTAAGGGCCAGTCTTCTAATTGGACTAGGAACCCAGATTTTCAATCTGTGCAATGCGGGTTCAAGTCCCGTCTGGCCTACCAAGTTTTTTGCTGTTTGACAACTTGAATGTATAAATAAGAACGGGTAGCTCAGAGGAAGAGCGGATGCCTCTTAAGCATCGGGTCGAGATTTCGAAATTCTCCCCGTTTAGACTTGCTTTATTATAAATAGTCCAGTCTATTATAAACTGGAGCAATAATGTACTATACCATTTATAAAATTACAAACAAATTAGACGATAAGTTTTATATAGGCAAACATAAGACTAAAGACTTAGATGATGGTTATATGGGTTCAGGTATTTTAATCCGTAGAGCTATTGAAAAACATGGTATAGATAATTTTAAGAAAGATATCTTACATATCTTTGAGACAGAAGTTGAGATGAATGAAGCCGAAGCTAGACTTGTAGTTATTGGTGAAAATAGTTACAACCTTTGCCCAGGTGGTCAAGGAGGATTTAATGCTCATGCACATAGTCCTGAGGCAAGTGCTAAACGATCTGCTTCTGTTAAAAAACATATGTTAGAAAACGAAAACAGACGAACACAGCTTGTTAGTTGGACAAACATAAATGGCAACGGAATGTTAGGTAAAAAACATTCCGAAGAAGCAAAGAAAAAGATGTCAGGCTCACGTGGAAAATATAATGTTCAAAAGACAGGAATTAAGCGAGGGCCTTACAAAAAACGAGTATAATAAATATTTGGATCCTTGGTCGAGTGGCTTAGGCAGAGGTCTGCAAAACCTTTTACAGTGGTTCAATTCCACTAGGATCCTCCAGAGTTTTGGTTAGTAGCTCAATGGTAGAGCAGGTGACTGTTAATCACCCGGTTACAGGTTCGAGTCCTGTCTAGCCAGCCAAGTCGCACAAAAACTGTTCCTATCCGGTTTTGTGCATTGTGTAGATAGGATACGCTTTTGCTGTCTGGGGGTAAGAGAAGAGATAAACTTGCTATTGAAATCAATGGTGGGTTAGCCCAGACCAAATTTGCTTCCTTAGCTCAGCTGGTAGAGCATCCTCTTGATAAGGGGAAGGTCGATGGGTCGGGACCATCAGGAAGCACCAAGTTTGCCGGATTAGCACAGCGGTAGTGCAGCGGTTTTGTAAACCGAAGGTCGGGAGTTCAATCCTCTCATCCGGCACCATTTTAAGGTCCTATAGCTCAATGGTAGAGCGGAGAGCTTATACCTCTCGTATACACTAGATTGGTGTGCGGTTGGCGGTTCGAGTCCGTCTAGGACTACCAAATTTTGCGGGATTCGTATAGTGGCAATACCTCAGATTTCCAATCTGATGCGAGGAGTTCGATTCTCCTATCCCGCTCCACTATGGCGCTAGAACAGGTGTTCCGATTGGTCTCATAAGCCGATACGTGGTGGTTCGATACCACCTGGCGCCTTATAAATAGGTTTACTAATACGGAAGAATGGCCGAGTGGTTGAAGGCAACGGTCTTGAAAACCGTCGAGGGTTAAGAGCCCTCCGTGGGTTCGAATCCCACTTCTTCCTCCAGTTTATTGGAATGGTGGCTGAGTGGCCTAAAGCTCACGGTTGCTAACTGTGTGAACCTTAACTGGTTCCGTGGGTTCGAATCCCACCCATTCCTCCAGTTTTATAAAAAGGATATAAAATGACTAGTTATTCTATTGATGTGCTTAAAAAAGCTGCTTTTGAAGACGAGCTTATGAATGTCCTAAGTTTAGAGACTTTAGAGAATAGAGATGAAGCTTGGATAATTATTCAAGATTATTTCAAAGCTCGACTAAAAGAACTTGACGTAACGACAAAACGATAGTATAATAGCATTATAACTCGGTGTAGCGCAGTCTGGTTAGCGCATTTGCTTTGGGAGCAAAGGGTCGCAAGTTCGAATCTTGCCACCGAGACCATTATGGGAGGTTAGCTCAGTTGGTAGAGCGTCACGTTTACACCGTGAATGTCATCGGTTCAAACCCGGTACCTCCTACCATTTTTATTGCCTGATAGTTTAACGGTAGAACTCCGGTTTTTGGTGCCGGTTGTGTTGGTTCAAATCCAGCTCGGGCATCCATTTTAGCCACCTTGGTATAGCTGGTGCGTACATACGCCTGAAGAGCGTGGGGACTCTGTTCGATTCAGGGAGGTGGCACCATTTTGTTGCATTAGCTCAATTGGATAGAGCGTCGGTTTACGAGACCGAAGGTTAGGAGTTCGACTCTCTTATGCAACACCATTTACGCGCGTGTGACGGAATTGGCATACGTACTAGTCTTAGAAACTAGGTTTTGGGGGTTCAAGTCCCTCCATGCGCATTATTACGGTGGTAGTAGCTCAAAGGCAGAGCGTTGGTTTGTGGAGCCAAATGTTGCGGTTTCAAGATCCGTCTATCACCCCAATGGGCTTCTAGTGCTAGTGGTAACACGTCGCCTTTGCACGGCGAAATTCGGGGTTCGACTCCCCGGAGGTCCACCATTTTTTGTGAAAAGATAAATATCAAGAATATCTTATAAGGAAATCTATCTTGAAAACTTTTCGTCAATTTATTGAAAGCTTTGATGCCGCAGAGTTTCGTGCTAAAATGTCTGCCCTTAAATCTAGAGAAGAACTGAGAAAATCCAATCCTGTTGGTGCTAAAGCTCTTGATCTAGCTGATAAAGAAAAACAAAAAGCTATGTCTACCAAAAAAACTTCGGATGTAGATGCAAGATCTTGGGATCAAGATCAACCATCACGTCAAGACGTAAATCGTCAATATTATCCTCGTCGGGACGAATAGCACAAATAATGGGAGAGCTGCTCGGACGGCGGACGGGCACGGGACTGTAAATCCCGCACATAAGAAACGGAGTTGGTTCGAATCCATCCTCTCCCACCACTTCATGGCCGTATAGTTTAATGGTAGAACGTTTGCCTGTCTAGCAAGTCGCCGGGGTTCGATTCCCCGTATGGTCGCCATTTTTATTTATTATAAATAACCCCACTATCAACAATTATAAGGGGTTTTCATGAAATGGATAAAGCAGTCCCGCCACTGGGAAAACATCTAATACTCGATATATGGGGTGAAGTTGGTTCACTTCCATATTGGAATATGGATGAAGCAGCAGAGTTATTGAAACAAGCTGCCATTCATGCAGGTGCCACGGTTATGACAGAACGTTGGCACCATTTTGGCTCCGGTCAAGGTTATACCGGGGTTATTATTTTAGCTGAATCCCATATTTCAGTCCATACGTGGCCTGAGAAAGGATATGCTGGTATCGATGCATTTATGTGTGGTGACTGTGATCCACGGACATCTCTTGATATGATTCTACAATTTTATAAAGCAGACCGACATAATATGACGTTTCTGATACGTGGTGAAGAATAAAGGAAAGGCAGGACAAAAACCCTGCCTTTTTTTATGAGAAAATGGTTGACAAACCACCTAGGGTATGGTATAATATACTTGTGTTGGTAAGGAATTAATCATGCAATTACTAAAACCCCATATTAATAATATTGGTTCACATAAACGGAAATTAAATGCCAAGCAACTCAAGGCTAAGGCCGAGCATGAGGCATGGTTGCTTAAGAATGGTGTGCATCCAACTCAACTAAAACCACAAAAACGTGGTAAACTTAAGACTCTATTCTCTCAACCAATCGAAAAACTTTCAGACGGTAATTTTACTGATCTTGGTAAGACTGGTATGAAGAAAGAAGAGAATAAGTATACTGGTGATAAGTTGGTTGGTATTGCTATTATGCATAAAAGTTGCCTTCAACCTGTATTCAGTAAAGAATCTGCAAAAGATTCTGCACAAATGAGACGTTGATAGTAAAAAATATCGGCTTTTTTGATATATAATATTATGATATGAAGGAGATCATACATGGCTTTTACAACTGCTTATAAATGCACTTATAATGAAATTGAAAGAGACCGCACATCAAAGAATTTTGGTATGATGGTTGAGCGCTCTCAACGTTTTTCATTCTTTAATGAGGCTGTTGATTTTGCTCGTAAGATTTCCAATACATCGATCAGTATGGTTGGGCGCCCTCTTATTGAAGAGGTGAAGCGATGACTTATGTTTCTAGGTTTAATGCAGAGAATCGACTCTGGGAACTTGGATATTTGATTGGCGCACATTTCTTTGTGATGTCACGATATCCAAATGTTTAGAACTATAGTTCTATTAGCTGGTCTAGTGGTGGTTACAGCGTGTGTCCCTGTAACCACCACTTATACGCATCAACCATATTACTATAATAGGCCGCATTATAGATCATATTATCACAATAATTACTATCGTAATCGCAATCATTACGATCATTATCATTATCGTTGAGTTTGATTCTCTTGTGGTGGTGTATTGATAGTAGTTCTGGCGTTCTCTAAAAACGCTCGAATAGCGTCAATACTATTCCTACACTGCATGTTGTTCTGGTATAACGTGACAATAAACCTTGCAACC